TGGGGATAGATAAACTAGAGTTGAACACTGGCGAAAAAATAAGTGTCAGCCAAGAAGTTTATGCTTCAATACCTAATGAACATAAAGACCAAGCATTCCGATGGTTGAACGATAATGGCTTTGGTGGTTTGATCAAGGTTGGAGTCTCTTCAAGCTACGGCAAAGGCGAACAGTCCAAGGCTATGGAGTTGTTCCAAGAACTTCAAGAGCGAGGTCTGAATGCAAAATTCGATGAAGGTGTTCATCCGCAGACACTCAAAGCATTTTTGAAAGAGCAAATCTCTACTGGTGCAAATGTGCCATTAGATCTATTCGGTGCTCGTCCTGTTTGGACAGCCAAAATCAAAAAGTCATAGGAGAAAATCATGGCTAAGAAAAATCAAGTTGCTAAAAAAGAATCAAACACAGAAGTTAGTTTTATGGAAGAGATGCTCGAAGACGTTGGAATGGGTTTGGAAAATACAGACAAAGATTCGTTTGCTATTCCATTCTTGACGGTTCTTCAAGGTCTGTCGCCACAATTAGAAAGTGTTGACGGTGCAAAACCTGGACTCATAATCAATACGATAACAGAAGAATTGCACAAGGAGGTTATGGTTGTGCCTTGCGCTTATCAACGTAGGTATTTGCGTTGGGCTCCGCGTGAACTTGGTGGAGGCTATCGTGGAGATCATTCACCGATCGAAGTTGATTCAGGACAGCTAGCCGGAGTTAAACGTGATGACGATGGAGTCTTGACGATCGAAGGTGACGTATTAAAAGACACCCGAAATCATTTCTGCATGGTTCAAAGTGAAACAGGCGGTTGGCAACCATGTTTGCTCTCACTTTCCTCAACACAAATCAAAAAGTCTAAACGATGGATGTCTTTGATTCAAGGTGCTGAAAGCAGAACAGCAACAGGCAAGGTCTTTACGCCACCTTCGTTTGCTAATGTTTATAAACTTTCGACCATGAAAGAAGAAAATTCAAAAGGATCTTGGTGGGGCATAAAAATAGAAATAGACAGCCCTGTCGGTGAAAAAGAATTGTATCAAAAAGCACGTGACTTTTCTAAACAAGTTATGGCTGGTGAAGTGCAAGTTTCAGAACCTGTGGAAGAAACTCCTGAGAAAACTTTTGAACCACCGTTCTAAGTTTTCGTTGAAAATGGGTCTGTCACTCGACAGACCCAAAGCAGGAGAAGTAGTTTGGAAAAAATTCATAAAGCTGCAACAACTTACGTCAATATGGGTTGGATGGTTTTCCCTCTCCACTCAATAGATAAAGACGGCATATGCACTTGCGGTAATGCAGCTTGCAGTGATGCAGGTAAGCACCCCAGAGTTCAACGAGGGTTGAAAGAAGCATCAAGAGATTTAGAGCAAATAGACAGATGGTTTGGAGTTGATGCTCCATTGAGCAACATAGGTATAGTCACAGGCGAAATATCCGGCATCACCGTTGTTGATATAGATATAGGCGAAGGCAAGTTTGGTGCAGAGTCATGGCAAGAGGCTATAAAGGATCATGGAGAACCAAACACCCTAATGGCGCAAACAGGGTCAGGAGGCATGCACGTAATATTTAAGTACAACTCTGCCATCAAGACTGCTAGCAATGTTCTAGGCAAAGGCGTAGACTCTCGCAACGATGGCGGTTACATAGTTGGTGCTCCTAGCTTGCATCGTTCTGGTGGAGTTTACGATTGGATCAACTGGGGCAATGAAATAGCCTCTTTGCCTTCACATCTTTCAAGAAGAAAAGAAAATAGAGGCAGACCAAAAAAAGACGACATGTATCGAGGCAAATATACTATCGAACAAATAACAGCAATGCTTGAAGTCATACCTGCTGATGACCGAGACCTGTGGCGGTCCATTGGTATCATTTTGGGCAGAGAGTTTGATCGTGTGGATGAAGCTTGGTTAGCTTATCAACAATGGTCTGAAAAGTTCGACGGTAAAAAAGGACGCAACCACGACACAATAATGCATGAGGCGTTTTATGAACTTTCTCAACAAAACTCTGACAAACAATTAACTGTCGGAACAATAGTCAAAGCTGCATTGGATAATGGTTGGGCTCCTAAAAGTGGTGAAGTGCCTCTCGGCAATTTCATTTTCTATGGTCCAGGGAACAATTACATTTACCGTCCAACGAATAGCTTTTGGATTGGTGCTGCAGTCGACAGTGCTGTTTCGCCTGTCAATGACAGTGGGGCGTTGATGAAAGCTTCTGATTGGGTACGCAAGAATGTTCTGGTAACGTCTATGACTTCTGATCCGAGCGTTGATGAAGATCACATGAAAGGCTATGATTGTAGAGACGGTGAGATTGTAAAATCTCCTGGTGCTGCATTGTTTAACGCTTATCGACGACCGACGATTGAATTAGGTGTTCCGAAGATGGCCAAGCCATTCATCGATCACGTGCACAAGGTGTTCGACAAAGATGGAGACGCTGATCAGTTTTTAAACTACATAGCTCATCGCGTTCAAAAGCCATGGGAGAAACCTAGATTTGCTTTGCTCATCGCTGGCGGTCAAGGCGTAGGCAAAGACACTGCCGTAGAGTTTTGCTCTCCAGCCATTGGTCCATGGAATGTTTCAAACATAGACCCAAGTGCATTTGAACAAGGTTTTAATGAATATGCTTCATCAACTCTCGTAAGGATATCTGAAGCTGCAAACCTACACGAAATGTCTAAGTGGGCGTTCAATGAAAGAACTAAAGTGCTCATCGCTGGCTCTCCGGACACGTGTCAAATCAATCCAAAGTATGGACAGAAGTATTCTGTGCGGATGTATTGCGGGGTCATCATAACGACCAATCATTTGGCCAATGGCATTTACATTCCTGAAGACGATCGACGCTATGACGTAATTGATTGCGCCACAATGCAAGATATGGGTCTTGCTCATGAAGACAAACGACGAGACTATTTCACTGAGCTTTGGGATTGGTTTTACGATGATGGCGCGAGTCACATTGCAGCTTACCTTCATGAACATGACATCTCTAAATTTAATGCTTCCAACGGTCAACGAAAGACGGACGCACACAAGACAGTCGTCGCTGGGGGAATGCATGGAGACCAATGGCTGGACGACATCCTTGACGATATGAGCTACCCCAAAGCTGTGCGATCGGATTGGATCATCACCAAGGCAATAGCTAATGGAGAAAAAGAAGGTGATGTTAAAAGAAAGTTAGTCAACTCAATGGGAAGGAGTGGATACGCAATGCATCGTTCTGAACGCAAGGACGGCAGATGGAAGATAAACTCTAAGATAGCTACTGTCTATACTAAAGTAGGCACAGACAAGTCTTATGATCCAACAGAGGAATTGAGCAATGAACCGTTCTAGTACATTCGATCCTTTTGACCCTAACAACAGAGACAAAAGAAAAAGACGCACCAAGGTGCAAGTTGTAGCAGATCAATTAGCTTGGGAGTCGTCTCTAGACAATGCCTTCAAGACTGTTTTGCAAGAACAACATTGGCCTAAGATTGTTCAAGGTGATTTGCTCTTGGAAGACTCTGCAGGCTATCACGATAACTATTATGCCCTGAGAAGAAACATTAGCTCTTGCATGCAACGCCTTGGCTATGAACTTGTGCCGAACCCCAACTCAAAAGATGGCAGGTGGAAGGCATTCTCAAAGAGTGTTTCTGTCTACAAAAAAATAGGGTCGCAAGGTTGGTGCCTCACGACCCTGAAGAAAGAATTAGATTGGTAGCTTAAAACATTTCATCAACGTAGGCCACCTCTATTTCATGGTCGTAAATATGTTCTGGATCGTTCTTCACCAACTGAAGCAATTCCTTCAATGTGATCGTGTCAGTGAAATAATCCTCTGCTTCAGAACGTGTTCTTGCAAACTTTGCAACTTGAATTTTTAACGTAACATCTACGCCAACTTGAAAATATTTTGCGACTCTCATCAGCTTTCTCCTCTGGGGTTTTTGATTCGGTAAATCATGTCAACTCTGCATGCACGACCTTTGGACCAATCGTGGTTGACGCCATCAACTACTGCAAGCATGTGGTGGCGTATGTGGATGAGGTAGTTTTGACCGTCTTTCCATACGTCAGGGAAACGATCCATGTGATGGGTTGTGACATTTTTCAACTTGTCACGGTGACCTTTGGGGTACTGCTTGATGAAATCGCTTGGTTTGACCGTCTCTGTTTCAACGCCTAACTCTTTCAAAGCGTTTGTCCACTGATAGCCCCATGTGCCTTTGTTGCTCTTGCGACCTTGATCGGCTAGTGCTTTATGAACTTTTTGGTAAGGAATGTTGCAAGCTAATGAGATGGCCATCACAACACAGTCGTTGTTCTCGTTCCACATTGCTCGTGACTCGCGTCTCATGTCTTCGTAAGCGACAGTTTGGCGACGATCTTCTTTATTAATTCTACCCATTTTTCTTTCTCCGGTTCTAAGTTATGAAAGTACTATGCCTGAACAATACACATAAGGCAACATAAAAGAACACAAAGAGCGATAATAGTTTTTCGACGAGGGACGATCGGCACCCCATTCGGTGCTTATTTGCGCCCCCTAAACTTGATAAAACTACGTTGAAAAAATAATTAATATAATATCAAAAAGTGCTAGAAAACATATTAATTTAATTTATATTTTACTTTAGGTTTACCAAGTTTAGAGGGCTGGTAAGTTTTAACTTGCCTAACTCGACCACACGATCGATAATACGAAAAACAACAGCGATGAGTGCGCGATGAAAACTTATACAGACAAAGAGAAAGACAAGCTGATCGACAATGTCTGTGACATGATGTCTACGGGCGTGCCTTGTGGTAAGTCTTGCGAGAAGATTGGAGTTCCTAAGTCTACATTCCTCGGCTGGACAAAGGCGGGAGGCCGTGCCGCCGACCGGTACGCGCTCGCTCGCGAGGAAATGATCCATTCATTGGCTGAAGATGTGTTGCTGATAGCTGACAAAGACCCTGTGTCAGTCGTTGACAACAACGGCATAGCAAGGTACGACTCTGCCGCAGTCCAACACCAGCGTTTGCGGGTCGACTCTCGCAAGTGGTTGCTCTCCAAGATGATGCCCAAGGTGTACGGTGACAAGGTCGCACAGGAGCACACTGGTGCTGACGGTGGACCGATCAACATTGCGTCTCTCAACCTTAAGAACTTGACGGACGAAGAGCTCAGCAACATGGAACACCTTATAGAAAAAGGGAACACTGAAGAGCAATGAACGAGATGTCACCTGCGTTCGTCTCGCAAGCCATCAAGAAGGAGAAGGACAGAAGACTTGCGTCTGCGTCGTTGTACGAGTTTGTAAGGCAGTCGTGGCACGTTGTTGAACCTTCTGCTAACTTTGTAGGCTCATGGCACATCGAAGCTATATGCGAACATCTTGAAGCCATCAGTTCAGGCGACATAAAAAAGTTGTTAATCAACATACCTCCGAGACATAGCAAGTCGACGATCGTTAGCGTCATGTGGCCTATGTGGGAGTGGTTGACAGACCCAGCGCAGAAATTCCTGTGCGCATCCTACTCCGGCAACTTAAGCATACGCGACAACCTGAAAGCTAGACGACTCATACAATCACCTTGGTATAAAGAGCGATGGGGTCACATGTTTAAGTTGTCCGGAGACCAGAACGCTAAACAACGGTTTGAGAACGACAAGACAGGCTACAGGATCGCTACATCGGTTGGTGGTACAGCGACAGGTGAAGGTGGATCAAGATTGATACTCGATGATCCGCACGCTGCACAAGAGGCACAGTCGGACGCCATACGTGAGTCGGCAGTTGAATGGTTCGATCAAGTATGGTCGACACGTCTCAATGATCCTAAGAATGATGCGATGGTCACGGTCATGCAACGCCTTCATGAGATGGACATAAGTGGACACACCTTAGACATAGGCGGTTGGGAACATCTAATGATCCCAGCAGAGTGGGACGGTCGTAAACGTCAGACAAAGCTAGGGACTTACGACCCACGCACAACCACAGGCGAGCTCATCTGTGCCGATCGTTTTGGGCCTAAGGAAGTGTCTGACCTGAAGCGGTTGCTTGGTGTCTATGGCTCTGCTGGACAGCTACAACAGGATCCCAACCCTGCCGACGGTGGAATATTAAAAACTAGCTTTCTGGCCATGTGGCCTCACGAATCTGGGCTACCCCCATTTGAATATATTTTGCAATCCTATGATTGCGCCTTCACGGAGAAGACCACAGGAGACCCAACTGCGTGCAGTGTTTGGGGAATCTTTACGCACGAAGGTCAAAAGAATGTTATGTTAATAGATGCTTGGGACAAACATTTAAGTTACCCTGACCTTAGAGAAACAGCAGTAACAGATTGGGCAAAAGAATACGGCGGTTTATCAAAAGAAAATCCATACAGCAAGGCTAGAAGACCGGACAGGATTCTTGTCGAGGCAAAAGCAAGTGGCCAATCTTTATTGCAAGACTTAAGATTAGCTAAAGTTCCGGCCATAGGGTATAATCCAGGAAACGCAGACAAGATAAGCAGAGCGCATCAAGCTGCACCAACTTTAGAGTTGGGATTGGTATGGGTGCCAGAAAGCAAAAAGAATCCTGGACATTTCGTTTCATGGGCTAATGATTTTGTAAAACAGCTTGCTAAATTTCCAGTAGCAAAGCATGATGATTATGTAGATACTTTTACTCAAGCTATTATATATTTCAAAAACGACCACTGGTTTGACTTGCCGCAAGCAAGAGACCCTGATGAAAGAAAAGTTATACCGTTTCCTAATGTTAACCCATATGCTGCTTAGGAGTTGTTATGCCTGAAGATGGAGCTTTATCAAACGCCCAAAGATATTTAAATGAAAATGCAGATGTGTTAGCTAACGCAGAAGAAAGAGCTGAGGGAATGGATTTTGTTGATGGGGGTCGGCAATTATTTCTAGATTCTGTTGCGCGAGAACATTATGATTCTTTTGGCATGAATGAAGGTCGCGAAAATTTTGAAATGCGAGCTTTTAATCCTGCAAACCGATCTAATTTTACACAAGAAGTTTCTTCTCTAAGTCCTGAGAGGCAATATATAAACGCAAATCCAGATGTTGCTATGGCCGCAGATAAAGAATTTAGAGATCGTGGGTTTACTAGTTACGACACGATTCCAGACTACCAAGACACTTATGCCAGAAGGCATTATCACGGGACACCATTCACTGAGTCTTATGGAATAAACGAAGGCCGTGATGGTTTTGGTATGCAAATTCCTGATGTTAATCCTCAATTAATGAACATTGCAAAAATAACTTCTAATGTTGTAGACAGTCCTGGGGTTGGACAAAATGAAGATATGATCCTTCCTACTTATAGATTTAACTCAGACATTCCGAATCCAGGAGCATTGTCAGATACTTTTTATGACATAGGGAAAAGCTTTCAAATTGGTGCTCTTGATGGTTATGGTTCAAACATGAACACTGACATGGCAGGTCGGGACATGAGCAAATTTTTACAAAAGGCTTATGGAGGTCGTGGTTTTGGTTATCAAGATACACTGGTGGATAGTCTTGGTGGTTTTGGAGAACTGTTGAGAGCTTATGATATTCTTGGTGTAACAGGAGAAGGTGATAGTTACGCTGACAAACAAGTAGCAGGCTTTTTAGATTATATAAACCAACCAGGAAATTCTTCTATTGACAAGGACGGAACAGGCGGTGAAAGTGCAATTGCAAAAGACAACAGCGTAAACTTATCAAACTTTTCTTCAGACACTGCCCTTGGCAAAACTTTGGGGGCTTTCAAAGGATTGCCTCCATCAGGACCATGGGGACTGGCATACAAAGCTGGTGATGTGCTTTACAATGTGATGGTTAATGACGAGAGTGTTACTGATGCTCTTGGCAATGCTTTTGGCTATGGTGTAGGTCAATCATACACAAATCCTGAGCCTGGATTTGGAAGTTATAGCAACGAAACAGGAATGGGAGAAGGCTATAAAGAAGGCGGTTCTACATCTTTGAAAGACAGTTTGCAAATAGACA